GGCATAGACGCGGGCGTCGAGGGCTTCGTTGCGCTCGCGCATCTTTTGCCATTCCTGGTGGGCATAGCCGCGCTTGTTGCGCACGGTGACCAGTTGTTCGGCCACCAGCTGCTTCAGCCATTCGGTGTCGATCCAGTCGGGCAAATGCACGGTACCGGGGGCGTCCAGCACGCCCAGTGCTCGGTCTTCATCCGAAGGGCGTTCCAGCCGCAGGAAGCGGTAGGTTTCGGTCTTGAACGTCGCCGTCGCCACCGACCAGAGCCGCGCGCCGCGGCGCAGGCGCTTGCCGCCGATGGTGGCATCCACAAAAGTCGGGCCCGACACCGG